GCCACCTCTTGGGAGGACCCTCATGAATAATAAACAATTTATTCAACGAGTCAGGTCGAATTTACCAGAAAATGAGGACCTTATCTTTGGCACTCATTTTAATAGCGTTGGAACCCCTACATCAACTGTTGAAATCAACAATCGATTGTTGGTTGATAACGGGGGGGTTATCGTGGATTACATCAAGAGTGGCTCTGGACATCCTTGGGCTTTTAAGCCTTGTCTCCATCAAACATGGAGCTATGAATGTCTCATTCCGCCTGGACCACGCCAACTGTATCACATAAACCCGTGTGTCCACAATTGGTGGCACAACGCAGGCAATTATGTGATGAATTGGGATAAGTACCGTTTCGCTGGTTTCTTAAGCAGCGTGGCGGAGAATAACACCTGGAATGGTGTTTTACCTCCCTTGGTAGATTTTGATAAGTATGCCTTAAATATAAAAGGACTTATCGAGTCGATGACAGATTTGACTGATTCACCGACAGACCTGCTAGTGTTCTTGTATGAGATTCAAGATATTGCACGATCCGCAAAGTTTATCTTATCGCGGTGGCGCGTATTGAAGAAGCTCATAGATGCGAGTAAATCCGCAGTAAAGAACCTAGGGAATGTTAAGCTTGCCGTAAACTCACTTTCAGCTACACTGAAGCTTGTTGCTGACGAATCATCTGACAGCCTACTACAGTATGCTTTTGGACTTCGTCCTCTTATCTCAGACGTTTCAAACCTCGTTGAGAGGATGACACGGTTTTGGGATAATCATGAGACCTTGAAAAAGGGAGCGAATAAGCTCCACAGAACAAGTCGGCGTTTTGTGGATGGGAGTTTTGACCCAGATTTGAATACTGAACGGCCAGTTGCCGCGCAGTGTCCGAACGGCGATTGTTATATCGCGGGTCCGGGTTCAGCCTATTATACTATTTACGGCTGGACAAATCCTAGTGTCAGCGCGACGATATTATATCGTTACGCTTTACCAGATAACTGGGACGCTATTTCCGGTAAGCTTGGTTATGCGCTTAGTAGCCTTGGTATTCAACCGGGGTTGAGCACGATTTGGAATGTTATTCCTTTTAGCTTCGTCGTCGATTGGATTTTTGATATCGACGCTATGTTGAGTCCCTTTCATTGGGATCCTTCATGGATCAAGGTAAATATCCTTGATATGTGTGCGTCCGTTAAACACGGATACACAGTAGAGTTAAGAGAGAGAAACTGTCCAACTGAATTAAGGGATATCCCTGTATTCAGAGTGACGCGCTCATTTTACGAAAGGCGTGTAGGGAATGACTTGCTAAACGTTATTCCTCCTCTCACACTGCCGAACAATTTTCAATTATTGCTGGGAGCAGCGCTTCTTTGGGTGAGGGGCGCATGATAGCTCTTGTGCTAACATTACACCACCCACTTTGGAGGTAACACTATGGTAGGCGATATTTCAGTTACAATCGATTCATCCGCTGAAACTTTAAAAGTTCAGCAGTTCGACGGGCAGAAGGTGGTCCGTCACAACGAACCATCAGACGATGTGATCCATGATCACACCGTCGCCCATCAGAAGACACAAACTGGTATTACCCGATCTGTGTCTCGTCTCGATGAACATTTTGTCAACGCTGAAGGTGAGGTCGAAATGGCCTCTGGATACGTTGTTATGACGTACGCTTCTCCAGCGGGTAAGGCGCGCGCGCGTGAAATGGCACTAGCCAATTTAACATGGCTTTTGGCAAACACGAACGCTAACCTTATTGACATCGCCGCAAGTGGATATGGAGCATAATTAATGCCTCCGTACCCACCACAGTGTCATGAAAGGAAACCTGACAATGAACAGGGACTTTGAAAAGCATTGTGGTAACAAGGACTTAGAACAGTTCTTGTGCCTTGCCTCACACTTACTCGTCGATTTCACCTGTCTGTTCAAGTATGACCATCGCCGCGATTTATTAACGGTTATGCGTCGTACTCGAGCTGAGGGCATCTCCTTTTTAACAAAAACTCTTCCTAGGCTTGGCGAACTCATAAGAGAGTCGTTAGACCTGGGCTCACTTCAACCGTTAGTTGGATTTAAATCCGACAGACGGGGGCGTCCCCTCTTCTTCAGAGGTTTGCTCTGTGAGGTTTTTGATTTCACTAAAGAGGATTTGCCGTTACTGGCTAAACCCGATCCGGATGCTATGGAATTAATCCATATGTTCTGCTCATTCTTCTACAAAGTAGAACAAGCATATACACCGGCACAAGAGCGTGAAGCTCTTGAGGGATACGCTCATTTAGAGCGCAACTACCCCAGTCAACTTCCATGGGGTGACGAGGTTGCCAGTAAAGTCCTAGATAACGCTTATTGCATTCTAGGTGATGTCCTTGATGGTGTTGATTTATTTGACATTATCCCGCGACATGGCCCTGGTGCAGTGGCTAATAAGGAGCGCTATGCTGAGAAATTTATTTTCTTTGCAGACGATCGCCTATTTGCTGTCTACCCTTTTGCTGATTATTTCCAAACAAAGGGAATACGTGAACTGGAAGTTCACGACATCAGCGTGGAAGTCTCTCTGGCGAAAATCAAGTGCCGGAGACGTGTCAATCTCGATAAAATTAGAGATTGTGGGCCAGGACGAATATGTCTTGTCCCTAAGACTTCCCGAGGACCGAGAATTATCCAGGCCGAACCAAAAGAACGGCAATGGATACAACAAGGTCAAGGTAGATACCTGCAACGGTGGATAGAAAAACATCCACTTACCAGGGGTCATGTGAACTTTCGACGTCAAGACGTTAACCAACGCTTGGCGTTAGAGGGTTCACGTGATGGCCAGTGGGCAACCATTGACTGGTCATCCGCCAGCGATTTAGTTGGTGAAGAGCTTGTTAACAGGCTCTTTCCGGATCACGTCAGTGGGCCTCTTATGGCAAGTAGGAGCCAAGTAGCAGAACTTCCGAATGGCGAATTAATACCATTGAAGAAGTTTGCAGGCATGGGGAGTGCAGTATGCTTCCCTGTCGAAAGCCTTGTGTTCTTTGCGCTTTCCGTCGGGACAATTGCATATGTAACGGGCCAATCTTTTAGAGACTGTAGTAGGCAGGCTTATGTATATGGGGATGATGTTATAGTCCCCAGCAAGTTTGCTGAGGCGGTCATGGAGGTTGGTAGAAAGATCGGTATGGTCCCAAGTGAGCATAAATGCTACTGGAGATCATCCGGGCCTTCTTTCCGTGAATCATGCGGCTGTGATGCGTTTGGTGGGAAAGACATTACGCCCATTAGACTAAGACAGCTGCCGCCGAGTAAGCGGTCAGATGTTCCTAAAATTGCAGCATGGGTTGCTATGAGTAACCTATTAAACGCAAAAGGCTATTGGCACACCGCCGCATATGCGAAAGGTGTTGTCGAAGACCTCGGCGTATGGTTACCCATTGTACCTCCCTCTTCAGGCCAGCTTGGTTATCATAGTTTTTCGTATGGTACCAAGTGTTATAACTTTACTGGCAAGAAGGGGAATAAGCTGCGATGGAACTGTGATTTGCAAATGTTCTCGTACAAATCGCCGGGTTTTATGCCGGTTAAGTGCACGGACTTTTTGCATCTCAACGGTTTTCTCCTTCAAAATCTCGTGAAAGGATCACAAGATCTGAATAGCGGTGAGTTCCAAGATTCCTTGTGGAATAAATTCCCAGGTGAAATCTTGGAAGAAGGGGATAAGGACATCTGGCAACAAAAAGGAGCAATAAAGCTCCGCGCGCGTTCGAAAC